TTGTCCAGTAAGATGTGCGTGGAACTCTGCCAGTTGCTCTCAACAGCACACGTTGAGCTTGATGGTCAGCAAGTGGCTTACAAGGCTACACACAAGAATCATCCTTGCACTATTTTTGTTCGTAAAGAAGCCAGCAACTACCAATGGGCTTATGAGCATTACAAGGCATTGTGTGCTGAATTTGAGCATCGCAAAGGTAAGACACATAAATCCTCTGAACACCTTGACACACTAGCGAATCCACCTAAGAATATCCCGCACAAATTTGGCAAGCGAACATTCTTTCCAAAGTGTATGCCAGACGAATTTAAGCAGAAGAATGTGTGCGAATCCTACAAAAACTATCTGAACGCCAAGTATCGTGAGTGGTTACAGCGAGAAAAACCGCTGAAAGTGGAGTGGACAAATCGCGACAAACCTGATTGGATAGACCTGTGAGGTGTGTCAGCGGGGTGGCCATAAAGAATTGCTTGGGCCAGATTTTGTGTGCTAGAGTGATCTCTATAAAGAATTGCTTGGGCCAGATGTGGGGATTATTTTGAAATAGGGTCCCCCTATAGTAAGGGGCGTTTTATAAGATCAACTGAGTTAGGAGTGATTTATGAGTGTAAACAATGACATGCAAGCATTTTACGATTCTGTACTTCCGATTGAGGAAATGCCGAATTTGTCCAAACGACTTGGTAAAAGTGGTGTTGAACGTGCTAGGTATCATCGTATCAAGGATACAAGCAAACAGAAGGGCGCTACCAATATCGAGAACACTGTGCTGAATCAGATGCAGTATGTGTCACCAAACACGTTGGGTTGCCCTGTCAACGAGTACATCGAATCAGCGGCAAGCTTTGACATCAACCACACAAGACCTTTGAACATCAATCGTCTGTTCAACATCTTGCAGTGCATGGAGATCATCAACACACGCGAAGTCAGTAAGATGTGTGACATGTCAAAGTAACAAGCACAACGGTACGTAAGAGCAATCAAATTCATCTTGCCATTTCTTGAGCGAGAATTTGAGAAAGACCATTGACAATCTCTCGTGAGTCTGTGTAGAATTAGTGCTACATGGATTTACGGGAGAATTTTTATGAGCGATTTGGAGGATAGTATGAGTGAGATTGATTGGAGTGAGGCGCCGTGTTGGGCCAGCCACTGGTGCCCAGTGTGTAAGTCTTGGCTTAACGAAGATGAGGATAGCATTGATACCTGCTGCATCCCCCTCCCCGCCAAAACCGAGCGTGACCAAGACACCTCTACCGAGTGGGTAGATGGGTTGCCGCCAGTTGGCGATGAGTGTGAGGTTAATCTCTACGGGTACTGGTTTGCAGCAACTATTCTAGCGTATGGAAGAAGTAAATTTCTTTATGAGATCCTGCCCGACCAGATTGATGGTGAGGGTGACCCAATAGGCGGTGAACTAGATGGGTATATTAGCCGTGCGAAATTCCGCCCAATCCGAACAGAAGCCGAAAAGCAGCGGGATGATCTAATAAAAACCACCAAAAGGACACTGCGCGAAGTGCATTGTTATGAAAGTGATGAGGATGTAGCCAATAAGATAGCCGACGCCACCCTCTCAGAATTCAACGTCACGAGGAAATAACATGACAACTCTGAAGCAACCAGAAGGTGGTAACATCAACCTTCGCCTAGCAGCACAACAAAACCTCACGCAAGAACGTGTGAACGCTATTGCACAAGTACACAAGCAACTTGATGAACTACTCTACAGGCCAGCTATGTTCTGTGAAACACCACAAGAAGCTGTTAAGCTTGTAGAGTCTTACGAGTTCGTCTTGCAGGGATTGTGGAATTTTCCGTATAGTTGGTCACATCACACCTATTGGATTAGATTCAAGGATTGTTGTTGCCCTCCTATGGACAATACAGAATTGTTTGGAACAGATTACAGAATCTTTTCAGAACAATGTCCTTATCATAGCAATCATAGTCGTGCTGAAGATTGGGACGATACGCGGTTTGAATATTCTAATGGTAATTTTTAGGAGATACGTATGAGTGAATTTAACGGGTTTGAAGTGGGTCAGAAGTTTGAAGTGCTTAATCCAAGGGCGTTTGGTTATCCACAACTACCTAAAAACGCTGTTCTAGAAGTGGTCGAAGTGCTGTCACAGTATAATGGGTACTGTAAGTTTATTGGTCGCCCTAACAGTGGGAGATTCAATATATTTGACTGTGAGGTTAAGGATGGAAGTGTTGTCAGACAAGTAGTTGACGAGGCACAGAAGGAACATCAACCAGAGATTGATCACACATCACTCATCTGGCAAATGATTCAAGGTAGCGGAGAATATAATGGGCATTTCCAAGTAAGTTTACCAAAAGCAGATATACAAACTCTGAAAGAGCTTGCGCGTTGTCTGGAAAAACACTTGGGAACAATTTCTGAAAGTACGGGCACGTTGGTTGAAATTCGATTGTTACCTGAGTCTGACTATAATTGGAGTGCCAGCCTGTATCAACTCGGTTATTGGAGCACTGGTGAGCATATTAACGGTGATACAGACCGTTTGCTTATATCCATCGACAATGTTACGGGAGTGTGAAATGGCAAACAAAGAACTACAAGAAGCTATTAATGAAACGTTTCAACAAACAAAAACCCACACTGGTGTTGAGAAACACAAAGCTGAAGAACACTTGAAAAAGTTGCGTAGGGTTCAACTAGAACGTGCAAAAGAAGGGTTGTACGAATGACACAAAAACAACTACGCCAGATGCTACAGAAATACCTCATGGCATCTTATTGCTACTACCTTCGCTACCAATCAGTAATGCCTGACAGCGAATATGACGCTATGGCGAAAACATTGCTGAAACATTGGGATGAATTTCAACATCAACATAAGCATTTGGTGGACAAGGAAGATTTAGCGGCAGGGACATTGTTCAAAATGAAATTTGAAGATTATCCGCTTATGGTAATTTCAGCCGCAGAAATGTGGTTGGAGAATACACATAGCATGGATTATTAGAATGCCTCTGGGGCTTCTTGAGAGCGTCTGTACGAGGTTTTTGAAGGAGTCTGGTAGGGTAGCTTAGGGTAAATAGAAAAGCTTGTGTAGGGTGTCTCAGGGGCTTGTATGGCATATAGGAGAATTGAATGAAAGTACACGAACTAAAAGAATTGTTGAACGCATTACCTGACGAATGTAACGAGCAAGATGTTGTGGTCTATGCAGATTATGGGCAAAGTTTTGAAGATGTTACAGAGATATTTCATGCGAATCTTGTTGGTGGTCTTTACAGAGGGCAGGAGAGAACCTTTATTGATGATGAAGATATTGACGACCTAAATGAAAGCGAGTATAGTCGGGTGATTGTTGTTGGGTGAAATTTTAGAATTGGGAGGATTATGAGCAAAGACACAGATCGAGTTGATGGAGATTTTATAGGTAATTGTCATTGCGTTTGTGGGAAATCTTCAGATGCAATGAGCGTTTATCGTAAAGAGATTGATGGTGAAAAAGTCATTGATGCTTACTGTCGTTCAGGATTTTGCGACAGGAAGACTGGCTATATTTCACCAAATGAATTAGATGCGGAGGGTTTTGATTTGGATTCTATTGATTTCAATAAAACAAGTGCGCCCACACAGACAGACTTCAGTGATATTGAAGAACTACCTTGTCGTGGGTGGAAAAAGAGAATGATTACTAAAACAGTTACTGAAAAATACCAAGTCAGAACCAATCTGGATGTAAATGGCAATGTTACTGCTAGGTATTATCCCGTAACTAATAAAGGTAATATTGTAGGTTACAAAAAGCGTTCTGAACCGAAGTCTTTTTTGGGTATTGGTAACACACGAGTAAATAATGAACTGTTTGGTCAACACGCCTTTGAGAAGGGTGAAAAGTATCTTGTAATCGTCACTGGCGAAGAAGACGCAATGGCTTTGGCACAAACATTGAAAAAAGACACCGGCAGTCAAATCTTTTGGACACCTGTTGTGTCTGTTACTGGTGGTGACGGTAGCGCAATGGCTCAAATCAAAGCTAATTATGAATACGTGAACAGCTTTGAGAAAGTTATTCTAATGTTTGATGCTGATGAAAGCGCACAGAAAGAAGTTGAACCTATTGCTCGTTTGCTAAGTCCGGGTAAAGCCCATATTGCTCGTTTACCTTCTGGTTGTAAAGATGCGAATGAAGCTGTTTTGAAAGGTTTGTCTGGACAACTGAAACAATGTTTCTGGAAAGCTGAACGATTTAGCCCGATTGACATTTGCACATTGGGTCAACTTTGGGATGACTATGAGAATGCGGGAACGGATGAGATTATTCCACTTCCGCATTACATGGGTCTTCTGAGAGCAATGATGAATGGTGGTCCTGCACTTGGTGAGATTACAGTGATTGGCGCACTTACAAGTATTGGTAAGTCTGTGCATTTGAATAATATCGTGTACCATGGTGCAATCAATGAAGAGTATAAGTCAGGACTTGTTTACCTTGAAAGTAGTCCGAAAGAAATGGTTGAAGGGTTTCTGAGTATTCACAAGCGAGAAAACTTATCTCGTAAGGTTATGACTGCCGAACAGAAAGCAGGTTTGCGTTCAGAATTTGAAGAAATGATTGGTGATGACCAGAAGATTGTTGTTGTGAAACACGATGGTTCATTTACATCTGTTGATGAAATGTACGACAAAATTGAGTGGTTGGCACGAGTGGCAGGAGCAAAACACATTCTTCTTGACCCTCTTCAGCAAGCTGTCCCATCAAATGAGAATGGTGTTATTGACCAATTTATGGATAGGCTGCTAAAATTGGCCAAGTCAACAAATACAGCAATCACTGTTGTTAGTCACATGCGTAAACCTGACGGTGAAGACCCCCACGCTGTTTCTGAGTATTCATTGAAGGGTTCATCCTCAATCAACCAAGTGGCGTTCAATACAATTTTGTTGAGTCGTGACAAGACACATGAAAATCCTCGCATTCGTAACAGCACAAAAGTTACACTTGTGAAATGTAGACGTACTGGTAACACAGGTAGTGCGGGTTGGATTCACTACGATCCAGAGACAGGTGATATGCACCAGATCGAAGACCCTTACGCTGAAGACAATGCCGAGTTTTTTGGTGAACACCCTGAAGAAGCTGAAGTTGATTTGAGCGGAGAATCATACTAAACAAACGGGAGAATTCATGGAATATCGTGATTATATTTGGGACATTGAAACCTACTGTAATCTTTTCAGTGTGGTGATTGCAGACCCAAAGGAACGAAAGCGTTGGACTTTTGAGATTTCTGATCGAAAGGATGACAGGAAACGTCTATTTGAGTTTCTTAGGTTTATCAAGAGAAATAATGGCAGGATGGTTGGTTTCAACTCCATTGGGTTTGACTATCCAGTTTTACATTACATCTTGAAAAATCAAGATTGCACTGTCTCTGACATTTATGATAAGGCAATGGGGATTATTTATTCTTTCGATTCAGAGAATAAGTTTGAACACATGGTTCCTAAATCAAAGTGGTTGATTCCACAACTGGATTTGTTCAAGATTCACCACTTTGATAACAAGGCTAAGGCAACGTCACTGAAAATGATTGAGTTTAATATGCGCTCAAATGATATTCAGGATTTGCCCTATGATCCATCAAAACCTCTCACTGAGAAGCAGATTGATGATGTGTTGAAATACAACAAACATGATGTGTTGCAGACAGAGTATTTCTACAAAGAATCGAAAGGTGCTATTGATTTTCGTGAAAAGTTGAGTAAGCAATACGGAATGGACTTTATGAATCACAATGACACAAAGATTGGTAAAGACTATTTCGTGATGAAACTTGAAGAGAAAATGCCGGGGGTTTGCTATAAAAAGACTCGTCACGGTCAACGAAAGATTCAGCAAACCAAACGAGATAAGATTGATATTGGTAATGTTCTGTTTGACTATCATGATTTTAGTCGTCCAGAATTCCAAGCGATTCATAAGTGGTTTAAGAACAAAACTATTACCGAAACCAAGGGTGTGTTCACAGACCTCTATGAGTATGAGCTTGGTGATGTTGCACAATATGCTGAGATGGTGACTAAGCGAAAGAAGCTGAAAGAAGAACCTGATGAGCAAAAGATTGAGGAATTGAAAAAAGAAATTCCTTTGTCTTGGGTCGAAGAACGTCAGTTGAAAAGTGGTAAGATTAGTTACTATTGGTGTTGGAATATTGCTACAGCATTGAATGTTATTGTGAATGGGTTTCGTTACGATTACGGCGTAGGTGGTTTGCACGGTTCTGTAGAATCAAAAATATACGAATCGAATGACGACATGGTGTTGGTGGATTACGACTATGCATCAATGTACCCAAACATTGCCATTGCAAATCGTGTATATCCTGAACATTTGTCAGAGAATTTCTGTGACATTTATCAAGATGTTTACAACCAACGTAAACAATACCCAAAAGGAACGCCTGAGAACGCTGTGATGAAGCTTGCATTGAATGGTACATATGGTGCGTCTAATGATAAATACAGTCCATTCTATGATCCTCAATTCACCATGACAGTGACAATCAACGGTCAGCTTACTCTGAGTGGTCTTGCTGATCGACTGGTTGATGTTGAAGGGTTGGAGATTGTTCAGGTTAACACTGACGGCCTCACTGTCTATTGTCGAAGAGAAGATCAAGAGAAAGTTGATAAGATTGTTTCCGATTGGGATGCTGTCTGTGGGTTGACAATGGAAAAAGTCATTTATAAAACAATGGCAATTCGTGACGTAAACAACTATCTTGCAGTAATGGAAGATGGAAAAGTTAAGCGCAATGGTGCTTACCAATATGAAGGTTTGGGTTGGCACCAGAATCAATCAGCATTGGTTGTAAAAATGGCAGCAGAAAAAGCTTTACTTTATGGTGGAAATGTGGAAGAATACATTTTGAACCATGAAGATAAGATGGATTTCATGCTCAGGGCAAAGATTCCACGGTCATCTCGTTTGGTGATGATTGACGACAGTGGTGACGAGATACAAACTCAAAACATTTGTCGTTATTACATCTCAAACAATGGTGTGAAACTGGTAAAAGTTATGCCGCCACTTCCCAGCAAACCAGAGTCAGGTGAGAGATACATTGGTATTGATAAGGAATGGGAAGTCACTGTTTGCAATAAAATGAGTGACTTCAAAGGTGACATCAATTATGATTACTACATTCAGGAAGCACGTAAATTGGTTGATCCATTGATTTCAAAAACCCGTTGACAAACAACACAACCACATATATCATACACAAACACTGAAGCAATAAGGAGACACAATATGGCTAAGAAGCAACGTAGCGAATCTCAGAAGCAGTATTTCAATGCTTACCCAAGCAAAGCTTCCAAGAATCGTGAGAAACGTGCTGAGAAGCATTCTAAGCAACATCCAAACGATAACCAGAAGGGCAGCACAAGTTATCGTCGCAAAGCCCCTCAGAGTGAATCTGGTTGGCTTACAGCGCAGATGGACGCAGAGCTTACCCCGAAACAAACTACGCCGATTTCCGATAAGAAATCCAAGGAAGAATTCATTCCAGATTGCGCACAACATCTGAAAGACATGTCTCCGAAAGAGCGTAAGCAATTTGCAGAGCTTTACAGCAAGATGAAACGTGTGCATAATGCAGCACAATATGAGAACGGTAAGAAAAAGAAAGCTGGTAAGAAATCTAAATAGGTGTTAATATGACAAACGACGAAATTGTTTTGAATAGTATGACCGACGAGCAACTTGCACTTGTCATGGCAGTTGTCTATGACAAAGAATTGCAGGAACTTGTTGATCGTGTTGCCGACGAACGATTTGGCGAATGCTAAAATAAACTTAAATAGGAGGATACATGATTTCGGAAAAAGAGTTTAATATCTTGTGCGGAAAGCTACTTGGTGGTGATCTGACACAAGAAGACAAGAAGAATCTGATGCTAGTTATCTCAACATTTGAAGAGTTGCTTGATGAAGCAGATAGTGACGACTTCTTCGGAACAGAAGGCTGGCGTGAATACATTGGAATGGAGGGTTGACTTTGGGTACAACTATCGAATTTGACGTAAACGATATGCTTGCACTGCTCAAGATTGAAGCGGCTGAAGCTGCAAAGCAGTATAAGAAAGGAGAGTCAGGTGTCTGTAAGGATCATCTCGATCGTGCAGAAGAATTGATTCTTGAAATCCGTAAGAACGCTTAATAGCCTATTGCTAAATAGCAGAAACCATTAAACAGCAAAAGAGGTAATTATTTATGGCAGTATTGAAAGACGTTGTGTTTGCTTATGTCAAGATTCAGGCTCCTAGCCAGAAGTACCAAACTGAAGGCAAAGAGAACACTGAATGGACGGTTGATTGTGTAATCTCAGAGAAGGACGCGAAGGCTTGGAAGAAGA